AAAGGAATTTCATTATTATTGATTTTTACCCACCATGAGAGAGTAAAACATTTAAATCTGTTTTTCACATATTTTTAGAAATGTTTTAATGTTTTCTTTCTCTCCAGTGCTCAAAAATGAAGAATAATAAAAAAATTAGTGACGTATATAATTTCCAATAATAAAGTTTATAAAGGGGAATGACTTTATATATATTTAAGGTAAACCTGAGAATCAGAAATAGAGAAGTTAAAAGAATACAAATTCAAATAAAAGATCCTTTGGTCAAGGGTGCAAAAACTCGGTCATTTACAATATACAACATTTCCAGAGACGAAGCATTCAACAGGATAGCTGCTATGTTCGAATCATTAGAAAATAATGAAGAAGGACCAGTAACGATTAAACATTTTAATTACAAACAAACAGAGTAATTAGATTTTTTAGTAAAATAAATTAGGTGATAAAGATGACAGAAATAGATAATTCTAAAACTCAATATAGAGAGTTAAACGAAGACGAAAAACTGATGACCGATAAAGCTATCGCATTGTACCATGATAGGATCGAGAATCTCGAATACGACATGAAGCTGAATAAGTTAGCTATAGATGAAGGTTTAGATATAAAAATCAAAGAGAAGAGACAACTATTGGAGAAGGCATTGAAGCAGAACGATGTTGAGTTGAAAGAGTTGCAGACTGGTTTAGCTATTTTTAAAACACATTTAGCTAAAGGTGTTCCGATTAAAGAGGTTGTAGATGTATCGAATATCGAGTACGATTTAGAGACAATGAAAGAATTTCTTAAAGAGCATGATTTAGAACGAGCATATTATTTTTTTAGTAAAAAAGACGGAGGTGAAGAATAATGAAAAGAGATTTTCAAAATCCTACAGAAGAAACATACATTAAGGTGTTTCAGAAGAGAGTGGCAGTATCAGAACAAAAATCCAATGCGGAAAAGATTCCATTTTGTAGACCGTGTTCATGGGGCGAATTTTATAAACAGATTAGCATGGCCGAGACACAGGCAAGATTAGATGGTTATTCCTTGAGGCTAGATGATCCTAAGTATATGGAGATTGCGAAAGGTATTGATTTAGAAAAGTTTTACGGTTTTCATAAGTTTACTTTATTGCAGACAGCCGAAGCTAACAACTATATGGTAGTTGATGGCAAGAAGACAGTAGTACCGATTGGACACAATTTCAATTTCCAATGTAAGAGTTCCGCGGAAAGAAACGCCGTTCAACATATGAACACAATTTTTGTACCTAGAGGAGAATACGAAAACTATTTGTTATTACTGAAAGGTAAAAACAAAAAGACTGACGAAGTTAAGAAAGAATAAAGCTTTCCATTTTGTCCTCCTTCCTTGAGAAGGGTTGGCGGTGACGTTTAGTTGCGATCACCGCTTTTATAATTAATATGAACAAAAGTCCAATGCATCCCAACAGCCTTAAAAATCTTATTCCACTGAATCAACGTAGTTCAGAGGAAAAGAGTCGAATCGGTTCAATGGGTGGTAAAACATATACCAAAAAACGATATGATTCAAACATGATAGTACAGTCTGGCCGAGCCAAGTGTAAGAATTGTCGTGTTCAGTGTCCATTCAAAAAACCAAATATGTTAGAAGACATTGATATGTTTTGCACAATCCCGGAAGCTCGTGCCAAGGCAGTTATTTACAAGATGCCGGTCATGAACGGGAATGTTTTAGAAAAGATGTCGTATAGCGTGTTAGACGACATGGCTAAGATGTCTAAGGATCCGCGTGAGAAGAAGATGTTGCATGACATGATGTTGAACCACAAGAAAGAGTTTTATCCGAATGTTCAAAAGAGCGTGAATTTGAACGTTGCGGTCGAGACGACTAGTTCGAAGGTGTTAGACAATTTGTTTAAAGAGTTTGGCGATGATGATGGTGTGGTTGATGTTGAGGTAGGTGAATGAACATGAAATGGTTTATACTCAGAGATATCATATGATGCTGTTGATAATTTGGTTGAATTCACAAACGCGACACCAGTGAAGGGTAATAAGATAATTGAAATGACTGAAGAGGTAGACGAATGCATTATTCTAAGACAAAATATCACTCAAATATTTAATTCGTTGTATAATTTATTATACTTAGAATCGGACGCGAGGCAAAATCAAAATGACTAAAGAAACATACACATCGGGCGGGATAAGCTTTACAAGCATGTTAACCGTACTATTTATTGGACTTAAACTAACAGGACACATCGGCTGGAGTTGGTGGTGGGTGTTGAGCCCGTTCTGGATTAGCATTGGCGTTGGATTAGCGATACTTGTGATATTACTTGCGATATATGGAATAGTATTATTAGTAGGCAGGTTGATGAAATGATAGACATATGGCTAATAGTAATACTTGCATCAACTGTAGTATTAACATCGCCGATTTGGGGCGTGATAGTATTAGCGATATTTTCGTTCGTATATGCTTTAATAGCGCTCGTGATTTGTGCTATTATTGAATGGTGGCAGAACAGGTAAAGATGAGAACATACAAAGAAGTAAAACACACTGAGATGGTTAGAACACTAGACTCCGCGACTTGTGATTACTGTCATAGGCCGTTTACTGCAAAAGAAATAAGATGTAATGGCGTTGGCCATGTATTATTCGGGTTCGGTTGGGGAAGTCAGTTCGACTCGTGTACTGCGAAGTTAGATGTTTGTGACAAATGTTTTGCGGAAAGGTTCGGACCACGGATTAAAGATCAGTTGATTGCTGATGGTTATGATTTAGAACGATTAGAGAAATTGTTTGGAGTGAAGATATGATAAGAAAGATTAAACGGCGGATAGGTAGACTGAATGCGATGCACTATTGCTTAGCATGTGACTGTTGGTTAGGATTTAGAGGTTTTTGTTCGAAAAAGTGTCATGATAAACACTATGATACGATGATGTTTAACGATATGTTGAAGAGAGATTTAAGAGTTGCGAATTAATTATATTTATGAGGTGAAATGAAATGAAAGTAAAAGAATTAGTAGGAAAAGCTCAAGATGAGTTAAAAGACGAAACACAAGAGTTAATAGTAGATTTAATCAAGACTTCATTAAAGAGAGTTAAAGATGCAGAGAAGACATTGAGACTTATTAAGAAGACACACGAAGAGCTGCTAGAATCAGACGTTGACAATTTAGAACTAGATGAATATGATTACTGATGTGTTTACAACTAGTGATAATAATCCAGTAGTTGTTAGCATTGGTGATATGAAGATCACTTCTGATAAATGTTTAGTCGAAAGTATGAGCGTGAGTGTGGATAATGGAATACAAGAATGTCAATATTTGGATTCAAGAAAATCGGTATTAATACCAACACAACGAACATGTAGAATATCATTAGAGTTAGTAACAACTGACTTAGAGTGTTGGTCTGATGTGTTTGGTGGCGGAGCAACTAATAAACAAATTAGTAAAAAGAATGTTGAAGATTGTTCGGTGAATGAATTGTTATTCGCTGTTAGAACAAAGATAAAACAACAGAGTATGGCGAGTTAAAGATGAAGTTATACCACTGGACTACTAAAGAGAACGTGAATAAAATACTAAACGACTGTTTGAAAGTTAATGGTATTGGTTTTTCGTACTTAACAAAGTTTCCAGATAGATGGGATACACTACATGAAGGTGGAGTGTTACTAGAAGTCGAAACTGGCGATAGCAAACTAACATGCTTCGAAGAGAACCTCGATGGTTCGGAAGTGTTATGTTGGGGCAATATACCAAAAGAAAATATTAAAATTATAAAATGAAAGACAACAAAACAATCAAAGGAATCAATTTCAAAGACATCGACACTATCGGTAAGTTGCACAAAGATTTTAAACATTCTAACATGAAAAACGTTGACAATAAACAATTGTTAACTCAGTTAGAGTGCGACCGTGGCGACTTTATGTTCGCGGTTAAGTTTATTATTCTTAGAAAGGTACACGAGCTTGAAGATGCTGGGAAATTCGTTGAGGCGACTTTACTTAGCAACTTAGTACCGATTACTTATTTCGACAGACTCGCATTTATTCATTTGTTGGGTGGAGACTCTACTAAAATTTCAAAAGAGTGTTACGGAACGTGTCAGGTGTGTGGGGCAAGGGCAGCAGTCCACACTCCTGACCAATATGTTAACGTGTTCCGGGCAGAGAATTGCGACTGGGAAGTTAGCAGCTTGGTGACTAAGAGTTACCTATGTGATGAGTGTTTGGACGATGTTAAGAGCGAGGGTGAGAGATGACAAACGATGATCCTCATGATTAAATTCATCAAAAAGTTATTCGCAAAATATTTAGTCAGCTTATTCACAATAATTTTTGTTTCGGGTCTTTTATCATTTAGATATAGACACCAGGATTTGTCTGCATTACAAGTCGTATTAACTTCTTAGTACATTTGGATTCCGTTAACAATTGTTATCTGAGCTATTTTAGCGAAGTATATTCTATAGAATAATAATATTTATAAACTAGTATGGTTGTATATATTTATAAACAAGTGAAGTTGCTAACAAATCATACTCACTACGTTTTAATAGTCTCACCTGGTTGGTGGGTCCATTTTCATGCAAAGTCGTGGGCGCGACTATAATCGTCCCGCTATTTCCCCGAGGTGATACTATGGAATTAACAAAAGAACAAATTTTAGACGAATTGCGATTAAACGCATTAGAGACCAACGATTATTTTGTGACCGTTCGGCCCGACTTTTTATTAAACTGTGTATATGTTGTAAGGTATTTAGCAAGTCCAAAATCGTACATGGCTGTTTTGAATTTAGGCGCGATGACATACAACGGCCACAACCCGCTGATGTTGAATTTAGACGAGCTGATTGAGGTTATATTAACTGAAGATGCCGAGGAAGTTAAGCCGAAGAAGCGGCGAAAGAAAACGTTTTGGGAGAAGCTGTTTAGATGAGTTCAGTTAGATGTTGGTTAGGGTTTCACGAGTGGGTGTATTCGAGTGTTATTAAATTTACTAATAGTAACGATAACGAAATATATCAACCAAGCGTGAGAACGTGTCATCGATGTAATCAAAAACAATCGACTAACTTATATCATCAACGCTCTGGAGAAGCTGCGTGGTACAGAATACAATGACAACAATCGAAGACCGAATCGAAGCATGTAGAACATCTGAAGACCCGTTGCACCAAATAACCGGCGAAGGAATTAACGTTTACATTTGTTCATTAGACGGTAGTTGCGCATACAAAGAACAAAGTGGCCGGTGCGTCAAATATCGCGAATTACCAGCTCAAGAATCACAAACATCAACACGTCAATACCGCAAGTGTCCGCGTCATTAATCATAGTTAAAAGAGGTGATATAATTTGAAAGAAACAAAAGAGAAAGAATTAGTAGATGAAGAAGTAAAAAAGAAGTTAGTGCCGATGTACTCTATTAGCAACTCAGACGATATCGTGGAAAAGGCGATTAATCAACTTAACAGACGTGGTGGTAATAACCAATATAAAGGTGTCGAGATTCGTGAAAGAGTTATTAGGAATATTATACAACAGGCGCTTTGGGACTGTAAGAAGTTGTATGGGGTTATTAAGAGTGAGTTATCGGAAGATATCGGTTTTAAGGTGAAGTTCGACAAATCAGATGTTGTTATGGGAGTTGATTATGCGCATGAATATGATGCGACTTTTAGACAGACAACTGAACATCTTAGCGAAACTATACACAAATTAGACGATGGTACTGCTAAGATTGTTCCGACGTTTGAAGGCGATGAGTTGCAGAGTGTGTCGTTGGTTCCGATCGCGGAAAAAAGTGAGGACGAACAATGACGCGCTTAGAATTAAAAGCACCCAGTGGAAAATTTAGAGTAGTCGGTGTAGACACATTCGACCGTTCAGATATATATTTAGAAATAACATTTAAATAAATCAAGAGGTTAACTATAAATATAAAATGTGCGCTATCCAAACACAATATAATTCTAAAACTTTTTTTAATATTATCGGAGGTCAAATTGTTTGTATTATCTTTAGATGATATCGTTGACGGTTTGGCCGAATTAGAAGTTAAAAGATTTTATAAAGTCGGGCTAAGCGGACTTTATGAGCCGAGTCAATCAACGATTTTTTACAATCCGTATGAGATAGCTTCAGGTCGTGAGTTTATGATAACAATATTTCACGAATTAGCTCACCATTACGATTCGGACAGGTTATCAGAGTTGACGATCGAAGAAATCGCGTTGGAGACTGTCGAAGATCCAGACTTACGCGCATATTTACACATGTATTTTTATGACGAAATCGGGAGGTATTGGTCACATGACGAGTAATTTAGCATTAATGGTGTTTAGAGAATGGAAAGCTTTAACACACGAAGAGGCGAATCAATTTTTAGAGACAGAGGGAGAGAACGGGTTATATTTAGCGAGACAACACGGTCTGGGAACCTTAGAGTATCAGTTACACATCGTTGGTTACGAAATGTTACCAAAAACCGACCCAACGGGACAACGTTACGAACGTGCAGTCGTTAAGTGTTTAGCTTATCGACAAGATCACAAAGATGTTGAAGGCGACCCAGTTTTAACACCATATTTTAGTATGAGGATGGAGTTAGACCCAGATATTACCAACACAATTAGTCAAGTTCCAATCATTACTGTATCGAGTAGAGCTATCGAACGAGAGGTAATGCAACAGGAAGCTTATTTAGACTTCTTAGTTGAGAAGGAGATTGATTAAAAATCAAGCATAGACAATTAGGATTAACAGATAACGAGTTCAGCAACCTTGATGATAAGGTAAGACGATGTATATGCAACGCTCGGGGTTCATTTCGGGTTGATTCAGTTGGAGTTATGTGTGGAGGTAAACTATATTGTCCATTACAACGGGTGGCTGGATTGGGACGTATGATGCCTTATTGCATGGCTGAGCAGTATGTGTTAAGAATGGTGAAACCGTATGACTAAACGAGGAAGAGCATCACACGAACGATCGTTGGACTATCTGTGTCATCATGTACATCTGATAGGGGAAAGTCGAGAAGACTTGGCGTGGGTGATTAAAGAGCCGATATGGCACCCTGATGGTAAAATTCAACAATACAGTATGCCGGATTTGATAGCATACTTTTACACTGATAAATATTTAGTGGTCGAGCTGAAGGCTAATGGCCATGATTCAAGTAAAGCAAAACGACAACTTATGCAAGGTCGACGATTCTTAGAACAGATGTTCGACGTTGAACCACACAGGATTGTTAGAAAGCTCGTAATTTATAATGGATTAAGTTACGATTGGAAATATATCGGGAGGCAAAGATAAAATGGAAGAAGTAAAATTAAAACGAACTAAATGCGAAATATTTAGTCGAGTGGTGGGTTATATTAGACCGATACAAAACTGGAATGTGGGTAAACGAGCGGAGTTTAAAGACAGGATTGTTTTTGATGAAACGTTAAGTTTAGAGAGTAAAAAATAGAGATTACATCTATATCGGCAATTTGGAAAGGTTGGTATGTAGAAGATGACAGAAATAGTAATAGATAAGAACACAAAATTAGACGAAGAACAATTAAAAAAGATTTTTAAGACAAGAGACGCATTCAGTTTTACACATTTCGGTAAACGTTTGTTTAGATCACAGCAGCGATTTTCAAATAAGCTAATCGAGAGTGTAGTAAATAACGAGGGTTGGACACTAGCGGCAGAGTTCAGCCGACAGAGTGGCAAGACAGAATCTCTTGTCATATCTGTACTTTATATTGCGATGTTTTATTCGGTGATAGTTAAGAAGTTTAATTTACCCAACACCGGATTTTTTAATATTGGAATTTTTGCTCCACAGTATCAACAGAGTAAAACAGATTTCGATAGAATTAAACGTTACTTGAAAGATTTAATGGAACAAGGTTATGGGTTTAAAGTATCCGAAGCAAACGGTAATTCATTGTTATTAGAAACACCTGGGCATATTCCAATACAGATTTATTGCTTCTCAGCATCATCAACTTCTAATACAGAATCTAAAACGCTGAATTTAATAATTTTAGAAGAAGCACAAAAGTTGTTAGACGATGTTATTGATAACACTATCGCACCCATGGGTATGCACACACGTGCGACCAAATTGTATATCGGGACTGCTGGTTATAAGCGTTGTAGATTCTGGGAGATGTTAGAAACATTGCCCGAAGATTTTAAAGTTGTTTCTCCAGTAGATGTTACAATCAAAGAACGAGATGAAATGTTCAAAAAAACTGGTGATACTATTTATCAGAATTATCAAAAGTCTATCGATAAGGAATTGCGAGAGCTTAACCTTAGTGAAGATTCGGATGCGTACAAGGTTCAATACAAGCTAATCTGGGTATTGGGTAAGGGACAGTTTATCGAATATAAGAAATTGATAGATTTAGAGACTGAGTATGAAGTGTTCGATACTTATGGTAGAGCTTATGAACTATATGGCGGGATTGATTGGGGTAAACAATACGATTCAACAGTGTTCACGGTTATTGACGCAGATGGTCGAATAATCATGTGGAAAGAAATCAGCGGTGTTGATTATGCGTCTCAGGTAGAAGAGATTTATGATATTATCAACAATAAATACAACGGTTCATTGCGTAAAATCTGGTGTGATAGTACTGGAAACCAAGACATGGGAGTTAGTATGCTTAGACAACGATGCAAGGGATTACCGGTTCAGATTATCGGATATAATATGAGTTCACAAGGTAAAGATTTTATGTTTAAAAGTTTACACTCGTTATTACACCCAGTGATTTTTAAAGGTGAAGTTATCGAAGAACCAAAATTAAAAATACCAAAAAAACAAAGTCCCGAAAAAGAAAGGTTCATTAGACAGATGATGGATTTCCAGGTTGAGGTCAAGGGAGACATATGGAAATGTCACCACCCTGAAGGTGCTGGTTATCACGACGATTTTTGTGATTCATTAGCATTAGCTTGTTTGGGTATTACCAAAATGAAAGAACGGCGAAAGTCTAGTTCTGGTAGATTTGCAATAAGGTAAATTCGGTCGTCGATTGTATTATTCTATGAAAAAGTGTGATTTTATGCTATTTGTGCAATTATAAATATATATCTAGAAATTACATTTATAAATTGTTTTTACTAATATAATATATACTGAATTTTGAGGTTCTTACGATGGCTAAAAACAAATCATTTCTCTCTAATATAATATCTAGAGATTCTAAAACGCGGAAAACTGCAATTCCGGTTACAAACAAAAGCAGATACAAAATAATTTATAACAAAAAAGAACGAGACAAACAGATTGTTGAAGAAGAGTTTAAATCTCAATTAAACGAAGTCGAAACTCCTTTTACTCAAGCATCAAAAAAATGTAAAGATCTTCGTGAACATCCGTTTGATTACGATCAAGTTCTCGCTTTATACAAATCTTTCGGTCCTATTAAGGCTGTTGTTGATAAATACACAGATTTTATTCTGGGTCCAGGTTTTCATGTCACCTCAAAAGACGAACGTGTTTCAGCCCTTCTTAACAAACATATGAAAGACACACAATTTCATTCTGTGTTAGACAACGTTATCACAACAGCCTTAATTACGGGCACAGTGGGTTTAGAAATTGGTAAAAATAAAGAGGGCGACGTAAAAGAATATAAGATTATTGAACCGACTACGTTTTTTATTAGACAAGATAATAAAGGTAAGGTAGTTGGATATTGTCAGGTGATCGGAACTAAACAAGAAGATCCAATTAAATTTGATGTTGCTGAAGTCGCTGTATTTGATATTAACAGGGTTGGTACTAGTCCATACGGACAAGGTATTGTAAATTGTACACTTCCTATCGTTGATAACATTCTCAGTACAAGAAAAGATATGTTTACGTTGATAAAACGAAAAGCAAATTCTCCATTATGGGCGAAGTTGGGTGGAAAGGGAGCAGATGGAGACCCTATTGAGCCGACTGAAGACGATGTTAACACGTTTGGCCAAGAATTAGAATATATGAACAACAAGACCGAGTTCGCAACTGGTCCATTTGTTGAGTTAAGCGTTATCGATTACGGTAAAATATCAGAAAAGTTTGAACCGGTGTTAGCAGACAACTGGAGAATGTTTTTCACTACAGTGCAAGTACCCGAAGTTTTATTGGGTGATGGTAACGTATCGGAAGGTTTAGCCGATGTACAATTAGATGCATTCGAAAGACGAGTTTCAAGTTTACAAGAAGAATTAGAAAAAGTTATCGAAGAACAAATATTTAAACAAATATTAGAAGTTAACGGTTTTGCTGATGCAGACGCAGAGTTTGTTTGGGGATTACCATCAACGTCAGAAAAGAATGCTAGATTAACTAGGTTAGTAGAAATTTTAAAAATAACTGATTTAGATCTTAGATTAAGAATCGAGATTGAAAAAGTTGTGGGTGAGTTAATAGGTGTAAGTTTTGAAGAAGCTCCAGAAGAAGAAAGGGCCAGAGAACAAGAAGAACGACAACCTATCGTACCGACACAGGTTCGACAAGAACAATTATGTGGATGTCATGTTCACGAGGGTGGAGCTTTTGACCAGTTTGATGATGCAAAAGATTTCACGATTTCCGAGTTTGTAAATTTCAATTATTTAGATTATACTGAAGAAATTTTAGATTCAATTAAAAAGGACGGGTTTGATTTGGTTAGGGCGAAAAATTTAATCGAAGCAAGTGCTGGAAAATTATCAACTGTACAAATTGATTCATTGAGAGTAGTTTTAAATGATGGTATTACTAACAACTGGTCAATGAACGAAATTGCTAAACAAATCGAACGAGAAGTTAAACCGGCAGATTTGTTAAAGATGAATAAAGAAGGCGATTTAGATTTAGATGCAGATGGAAACCCTAAAACACAGTTGTCTAAAAAGTTTAGACCAATTATGATTGCAAGGACTGAAGTTGTTCGATTGAGCAACAACGGTGCTTTAAAAGTTTATGAAAAAAGAGACGTAGAAAAAGTTCGATGGGTGTCAGCATTGTCTGAAAGAACGTGTGATATTTGCGGGCCAATGAATGGAATGGTTTACGAGATTAAAGATGCTAGTGGTGTACTTCCAATTCACCCACAGTGTCGATGTAGATTCGTCCCGATTATCGAAGGTCTTAGCAAAAAATGACGATTAGAATTTGCCCCAGGTGTCGAAAAAAATATGCAGTGCCTATCGGTGTTTCAGATGTTAGTCACCAATGTCACAGCGGAAACCCAACATTAGACCAAGAAGATGTGGTCGCTATCGGAGATTGGACAGATTATACGGGTTCTGGAACAGTGGGACCTTCTCAGCTAAAAGTTGCTGGTATTCAAAACGATTTAATGTATTCTGAGGCTTATATTTGTGATGGTGAGACTGAAGAAGATCGAAGTCCACGTGGTGCAAGAAAAGGAACTCACAGACAACGACAACATTTAGAATTTATCGAAGATGTAAACGGGGGTTGTGATTAATGGTATTTAGTCCAGCAGAGAAAGATCGAGAGATGAACAAGTTCATCGAGTACGAGTCTGGTTTAACCGCGGTCGGAGTTGTTAATGTTAGTGGTCTTCACGCCGGTAGTGCTATAATCGGACGAGTTATTCTTACCAATGGCAGCGAAGATACCGGCGTTACTGATGGTGGTCAAGATTCTCGAGTTAATTCTATTACTGGTTTATATACAAATTCTAGATTGATGGGTTACAACGGTGTCAGCTGGGATAGATTAAAATTAACAGCCGGAAGTTATTTTGGTATTGTAAATTATAACGGTGCTGGTAACGAAATATTCGACAACGCGATAAATGCTGGATTTGTAAACATTGCCAGTGGCGGGGTTCCTATTTTAGGTTCGGTTCACGTTGTTGGCTCAGTTGCGGTTACTAACACTGTAGATATTTTAGGTTCTGTTGCAGTTACTAATACAGTGGATGTTTTAGGTTCTGCGGTTATTACTAATACAGTAGACATTTTGGGCTCTGTTGCCGTGACCAACGTCGTCGACATGATAGGCTCAGTATCTGTCACTAATATTGTTGATATGACAGGCTCAGTGGTTGTTACTAATACAGTAGATATGTTAGGTTCAGTCGCGGTTACTAATACTGTAGATATAAACAAAAGTGGATTATCAACTGATACGAATCAAACAGATGGCTCGCAAAAAACCCAAGTAGTTGACGCTGTAGGGAATATTATAGATGCACAATTCATTTCAGGTACAACTGATAATATAGATGAAAAATACGGTTTAATAACAGCGAGTACTTTATATTCGCGAATTAATGATTCTACTGTTAGACCCGTAAGCATGGATGGTGTTACACATGCATTAACAACAATTGAATATGAGCATAAAGAAATTCATAGTGGTGATCATTATTATGTATGTAGTTTCGAAACATTAGACAGTGGAGTATCGGCCGATTTTTCGGTGTCAACTCCAAATACAGCAAAATGGTTACATATGACGTTTGAAATAGAAGGTACGTCACAAACTGAAATGATAATATATGAAGATGCTACCGTTAGTGGTGGTGTAACTGTATCTCCTTTTAATAATAATCGTAATAGTTCTAATACAAGTGCTGCAACTTTAGCTATGAATCCATCTGTAACAGTACCTGGAACAATAATTTATTCTCAGAGTAATGGACTAGCTGGAGCAACGCCTTCAAAGGCATCCAGTCAAGGAATTGTGAACAGAAACCGTGAGATCATTTTGAAATCTGGAACGACATATAGATTTGAGATCGCATCAGCAGATGATGATAATATTGTAACATACTGTGGAGAGTGGTATGAACATACTAATAAAAATTAAAAAATGAAAATACAACAATTAGAAGTAAGAGCAAACGGCGGAGACATTGGCGAAGTATTCATAGACACACCACTTATTCGTGGAATATTAAAAAGTGTAATCGTGGAAACAGACAAGTCTGCTAATATATTAATAGAGACCACGAAAGGAATTCGAGTTTTCGATCACAAATCAATTTTAGGAACTAGGGAATATAATATTAGGAAAAAAGCGTTTACTGGGAATGACGAAGAAGTGTATTTACATAGTGTCGCAGAAATGTGTTTGTTCGACATCTTACTAATTGAAGTAAGAACATCACCACATAATTTAGTTAAAATAACTTTAAGGTATATAGAATCTGAGGATTAAATATATATCTAGAAATTACATTTATAAATCATATTTAACTATATTATATATATAATTTTTATAACGTCTAAAAAATAAATAATATTAAAAAGGCAACTCGGAGGATTCTAAAATGACAGATTTAAAACAAGAAGCAGACAAAACAACTGATATTATCAACGAAGACTTACAACTCGAAAAAAAGAAAGAAGTTAAGCTTGATGAAGATGGAATGATAATAGTAGCAGAACACGTTCCAGTAATTTTTACAACGTATATACAGGTAACAGAGGATAACTAAAATGATAGAAGAAAGAGTTATTCATGTTGAAGGTATTGCACTAAGACCAGGTCTTAGTAAAAACGGAATAATGTATTCCGAAGAAGAAATTAAATTGACGGCAGCTGAGTTGTCAGACAAACCAATTTTAAAAGATCATATTTCAAAGACCGATAATGTTATTGGCAGAACTTTAGAAGCTTCTTTCGTCGTTGACGAAAACGGTGTTGGTTTATCGTATAGTGGCTGGGTAAAAGAGGACGGAAGTCAGATTACTGAACGAATATCTGACGGTCGGATCAAAGAAGTTAGTATCGGTGCTATGGTGGATAAGTTAGTAAAGGAGAGTGAGGATTCTGATTTCGTTATAGCGAAGGGGATTCATTACATGGAACTTAGCACAACACCAACACCAGGGGTAAATGGAACATCTATGAAACAAACATTGAAACAGATGGACAAATTTAAAACTGAAAGCGATAAACGACGAATTCAACCAATATTAGAAAGTGTTGGAGATTTTAAAGTTAAAGAAAAAGAAGAAGATCCTAAAGAAGAATCAGAAGTTAAAACAGAAGAACCTAAAAAAGAATCAGAAACAAAAACTGAAGATACAGAAGAAGAATCAAAGGGTACTGAGGAAGAAATTGCAGACGCAGAAGAAACCGAAGAAACTCCGGAGAAAGAAACTGAATCTGAAGAAGAAACTGAAAAAGAAACAAAAGAAGAAAAGGAAGAAACTGTTGAAACCGAAGAAACTTCAAACACAGAAGCACTTTGGGATACAAAGTTTATTAGTGAATTGCCAGACGAGGCATTTGCAATTATATTACCTAGTGGTAAAAAGGATGACGACGGGAAAACAGTTCTCATAAGTTTGAGAAAATTACCACATCATGGAACTGGTGTAAAATCTGGTATGGAGCATACAACAGTGGACTTACCACAGTTGAAAATTGCTTTGGCTAGATTAGACCAAACTGATTTGACATCAACACAAAAAACTGCATCACGAACACACCTAGAAGCACACGCGAAAGCGTTAAAATCCGGTGCAGAAAACGTTGAATTAGAATTAAACGAAAATTATTCGGAGGAGAGTAAAATGACAGAAGAAAAAGTAGTAAAAACTGAAACAGTTGCAGAAAATACTGAAACTGAAACAGTTGTAGAAACTAAGCAAGAAGCTTTTGACATGAGTAAGTTAACAGAATCAATTGCTCAAGTTTTAGAAGACAAAATTGCTCCACTGAAAGCTGAATTAGCAGAATTAAAAGCTGTTAAAGAAGAAGCTGAAGAGAAGGAAGCAGAAAAAGAAACAAAAGAAGACGAGAAAGCTGAAGAAACAGTCACTAAGAGTGTAGTTGAAACAGCAGAAGTTGGTGAAGATTTTAACGGTTACTGTATGGAAAAAATGGCAAATGGGAAATACTCATTTTGGAAAATGCCAAACCAGAGCGGTAGCTATTAATGGAGGATTAAAAAATGGCATTCACAACACAATATGAACCTGTATTAGACGGCGGAGTACCACGAACCCTAGGTGGAATTGCAAGAGAAGTAATTTCAGGCGGACAATTCGTATATTGCTCAGGCGCAACAGGTAAAGTAAACATTTCAGGAGCTACTAGTTTAGTAAGATCAGACATCGAATTTGCAGTAAGTGCAAGCGGTGGAGCATTCACTGGAATCGCAATGCATAACGCAGCAAGCGGAGCATTAGTAGTAGTACATAGGGCTGGAGATTGTATCGTAGGAGCATACGGAGACACAACAGCAGGGCAACCAGTAGTTACAAACGGAACTGATGGGGTTGCAGACATTGACGCAGCAGCATGGTCAGGCGGAAACGTACCGATCGGAAGAGCTGTAACAAGTGCAGGTTCTGAAGGTTACACAGTAGTAACTATCGGGGCTTATTAAAAGGAGAATAGAAAAAAATGACAGAATTTCAATATGTTAAAGAATTTTTAAGTACTGCAAAAGGTACAGAGGGTTCACTGTTGATTCCTAAGAAGATCCACGCAATGTTGATCGAGGAAACCGAGAAAGCTTTAATTCCACGAAGTGAAGCAATGATGTATTTAGGTCCATCACAGATTACAGCTTCAAGTTTGGATTTAAACTTGGCAACACCAGATAGTTTACAGGTTAGACAACTTGGAGAGTACAACGAAATCGAAATGGATGAAGTTGATTACACCAATATAAATATTAGACCTGCAAAATACGGTGTTTCAATTAGAATCACTAAAGATTTATTAGAAGACGCACAATTTAATTTATTACAGCACAACATTAGAGTTGCTGGAAAAAGATTAGCTGAAAACGAAAACTCACTAATTGTTACACAATTAGACACAGCTGCAAATACAATTGGTGGTGGAGCTGCAATTACTATTGCAAACATCACAAGAGCAATGCAATATTTAGAAGATAACGACTTTAATCCTACAACATTTGCTTTAGGAATGGAAGTTGCTAACGATATTAGAAACATTGACACATTTACAGAAGTGGATAAATCTGGAAGTAACGACATGTTATCAAGAGGTTTTATTGGAAACATTTACGGTATGAAAGTATATAAAGTTTCAACAAATGCTGGTATGACAACAACATCATCATACGTATTTGACAGAGAATTTGCATACGTAATTGGAGAAAAAAGACCTTTAACTGTTGAGAATTTCGATTTACCTTTATTAGATAGTAAAGGCGCAGCAATTACACAAAGAATTACTGCAAAAGCAGTAAGAACAAATGCAATTGCAAAAATCACAACCTCTTAATTGGGGTTTTGATTTTTAGTTTTTATTTTAGGAGGTAAAACAATATGACAACAGACGGATTAGGATTTGAAGAAGTAAATCAAGCAGTAACCTCAACAGCGGTTATTAGCGGAACTAATGTTTATGGTGCAACTAGTGTGCAATCAGCAACAATTAGTGGTACAACTATATATGCAACAACATCATTCACGACACCAACCATAAGCGGAACTAATGTATTCGCAGCAGGCAGTGTACAAGCAGACAAAGTTGTAGCAGACGTAATGGTTTCAGGAAACAACGTTTACGCAAACGCAAGCGTGACTGGTGACACAGTAATTGGAGCAACACATGTATCAGGAAACAACGTTTACGCAAACGCAAGCGTGACTGGTGACACAGTAATTGGAGCAACACATGTATCAGGATTGAATGTATTCGCAACAGGAAGTGTAGAAGCAGGTAGAGTGTTTGGAGACGTAATGATCTCAGGAGCTCAAGTTTATTCAACAGGTGATATACAAGGATCTAACATTTCTGAAGCAGGTGTTCACAGAATGCCACGGACTGCACTCAACGGAAGTCCAACAGCATGGACACAAACTACAACCCTCAGAGCTACCGGAGAAACAGGAGCTGGAAGTAAACTAGATGTAGTATTCGGAACACCATTTTTCGACGCACCAATAGTATCGGTTAACGCTGGATCAGGGGCTTTAGGAACATCATTTGGTTTGATTTACACACAAGCTGGATCATTCGGAGTAGAAAGTTCAGATCCATCAAAACTGTTTGCATGGAAAGCAGACGGAAATCCAGTATAAATATAGCTGGGTTTTTCTTTTTTTTATTTTTTTATATATATTTAAACAAAAAACATTTCGGAGATTAACAAACAATGGGACAATCAGATTATCAACTTTTTACAGAAACATATTCATTAGCTTATAACGGTTCAGATGACTATGAACAAGCACTAACACTAAACCGTGATACTAAATGGAGTGTTCAGGCATTATACGTATATTCAGTAGCAGCAGACGCTGACGCAAAATTCACTTTACTACGAAAAGCTACGGCGAGTACAGCAAACGAGAGAGATCCCGCACACGAGGATAGTGATGGGGTATTACAAGCACAATTTTATTATGCTAATTTAGGTAGTACTAAACGAATCGAGTTTGACAACTTTTCAGATTTAAGCACTGTTCCTATTAGACTGCATTGTGCAGCTGGGATTACTACACATACGATTTATGTGACAGTCGTTTACAAGCATACAATTGCATAAAATGAAACAAGTTAACAAAAAAATTTTTTGTATTTTATTAAGCATACTTATTTTGCTTTTATTAGTTATTAGTATAATTTCTGGCTTTCCAATTTCTGATTCGATTAGAAACATTGGATTGTCGACTATACCCTCGTGGTCAATAGTTCATGATGCATTAGAAAACGAAACGTGGACATTCGCCACAATATTTAGCATTGAAAATTATGAAAGAGCACCAATTATTTCTACTTCTAGTGTTTACGATGGCTTAACAGCATGGTATCGTTTAGAAAATAACGCTGAAGATAGTATTTCTACTCACGACGGAACAGAGTTTTCTGGTTCGTATGAGGCTTGTAAAATACAAGACTGTTATCTCGTGGATGGAAAAAATGATTATATTACTATTCCCGATTATCCAGAGACTGGTTACAACAGAACACAATTAAGTGTATTTGCATGGACAAAAGGACCGTCTCAGTCTGGCGGTAGTCCAGTTTCACATTTCGATTTCGGTAACAATCAACGTTCATGGCATATGGTATATTCTAGGAATGTCCCTTCAAAATTAGACATGAGAGTTCAACAAACTGGAACAATCGGAGCTCAAAAACTATTTAGATCGACAACAGATGTTGGAGACGACGAGTGGCATCATATCGGTTTCGTGTTTAATAATGGCAGTTTTAAAATGTATATAGACGGTGAACAGGAAGATGTGACAACAGTGTTAAACCAAACAGTAACTCAGGTTTTTGATTCAAACGCTAAAATATTAATTGGCGGTTTATTAGCTAACGGTAATCAAGTTAACGATTTTAACGGGTCAGTTGACGAATTTATGATATGGAATAGATCATTGACAGATGAAGAAATTACTTATGTTTATAATTCATATAGACCAAGAAATTGGACGATCCCAGTATTTAATCACACTATCGATTGGGATACAGAGTTTTTAGAGTTGGGTCTTGGTCCACAAAATTACGATTTATCTGGGATGGAAGATAATATTATTTCGTATTACCCATTCGAAGAAAGTCAAACTGACGATATCGTTGGCGATAATACACTGACAGATTTTAACACTGATTGGGTATATGATGGGAAGATTTTAAAAGGTGTTTATTGTGACGGGTATAACTCGTATTTGCATTCTGCTGTATCAGATTTAGATTTGTCGAATGATAACATCTCGATGTGTATTTGGTCTAAATTAGAAGAAGACGAATATACAGATTACGAATCATTATCTACTCTTGGAAACGGGTCTTTAGGACGATTTAGATTACATTTTACTGGTATTCACGACACTAATCAAATATACGCTAGAATTGATACAGAAAATAATTCTAATATAGTGATAGGTAACTATGGTTTAGGAAATTATACAGACAGGGATTGGCATTTTACTTGTTTAACTTATAATAAAACAGACAAAAATGCAACGATATATTATGATGGTGTAGACGAAGTCGCATCAGGTTTTGTTGACGGTGCAATAAATTTAGGCAAAACTCAAATATATATTACTGCTTATAATTCAATGAACGGAACAGTTGATAGTTTAATTATACTTAATAAAACATTGTCGGCTGATGATGTACTACAATTATACGACTCTAGTAAATCAGATAAGGTCTATGTCGACCAAAATTCGATTAGAGTTTATGAAGTAAACCAATACGGACAATGTTTAAACGCGTCAGGCGTTGTAGATTATGTAAACAATCAATGTTACGCATTGCCATATGAATCTGCAGATATTACAGAGTTGATAGGTATATAAAATGAAAAAAGAAGATATTATTAATTACGCATTAATTGCGCTTATCGTGTTTGGCGGTATGGGAATATATATAACACAGGACACTGCATTAATTACTATACCAAACGAATTAAGTAAAGATTATGATTTATATTTTAATGACGGAATGTTAAAAATAAAACAAGGTTATTCAAACCTCGGCGAAAGTGTATGGCAACCATATTGTTTGTCAGACAGTCGTTATAAAACTGTGTATAAACAACGTGGTACAAAATATAGTGAGATACACTACGAAGAAGAAGATAACAAATATATTATCTCACAAGACATTTATTATTCAAAGGGAAATTTAACACGTAGTTTAGTAATTACATCGTCTGGTATTAAAGACAGTGTTACTTGGACACCCGAAGATCAAGACTCTAAATGTTATTTACGTAACAAAAACACAGAGTTAGATGTAACGAATGAAGGAACTATATATTCTGTCAATCAAGAGAAAACTAACATCACATCAATACAAGATGGTTGGTTAATTTTCGATTACTCTACTGACATCGAAAAATTAAATTACGTTACTCAATATAACGGAAAAATTTATTATACTTACAAACCACAATATGGTAATATAGACATCGATCCTGTCATCGAATTAGATGATGGGGTAGATATAGAAAAAACTTCTATTTCCGAACAATCAATTTTAGACACATATATCATACCAACTGGGGGTATTTTAGGATATTACGTTATAAACGTATACGAAAAAGAAGATAATTGCGAATTTGTTTTTAACGATAAAGTACAGTTAATTTGTGAACCATTGACAACAGAATCTATTGAAAAACTATCATTATCAACAGCAGAACAATCTGTCTTATCACAACGTGGTGTACCGATATATAATTATAATGACATCGGCTCTGTTGACGACATAAAATATTATGATCCATCAACAGAATCTGTAATTGAATTCGATATTAACACTGGTCAATATAAGACTGGATTTCATTCTACTGTATTTACAATTACTGCGGATTTAAATTCGTTGTACGAATCATATAACATATCATCAGATGACACTATCGAGTTCGTAAATGTACATTTTAACACTACTAATATTTTAAATTTTGGACTAGTTGCAAATTATCCATTTACTAAGGATGCAAAAGACACTAGCGGTAATGGTTATGATTTAACTCCATCTGCTAATATAATACATGTACACGAAAGATATGATTTTGATAATGATGATGATTCTTTAACTGTTGTCGGGGCTAGTGAAATAAACAAAACCGGTGGTTATAATGTTACAACTTGTGCATGGTTTTATATCGTTGGTAATTCAACCTTAATGTATCCAAGAGTTATCACGTCTGGTGCTTATGGATTTAGACATATTGATTATAATTATGATACAGAAGATATAAATTATATAGTTAGATATGAAGACTACGATTTATATGGGACTGCAGATTCTACATATTCATTTAGTGTTCCTAGCAGATCAAATTTTGATTACAAGTGGCATCATGTATGTGTTAGTACGAATGACACATATTTGTCGGCTTATTACGATGGCTCATTGGTTGGTACTTCGTTATTAAATAGTTCTACAGTATTAAAATCATCTAATGTTTTTTATGTTTCGTCACCGACCGTATCAATTAACGGGTCAATCGACGAAGTCGCTTTATGGAATCGTACATTATCACCAACAAACGTAAAAGAAATATTTGATTTTGGTCTGTTCGCGACAGTCGGTAATTTTACAACGTCTATCATAGATGCTGGACCTAGTGTAAATTTCGTAGAATATCGAAGAATATTTACGTCAACAATATATAAACCGAGTAATTTTAGTTGTAGAATACGAAACGCGGATTTGTTAAGACCTAATATTACAGATACATCATTAGTATCATATTATAAATTAAATAATAATGCTACTCTTGGAGAAACTTACAATATATTTGTAGATGAACAAGGAAATTTTAATGGAACTTGTGTGATATGTCCTAATTCGACATACGGAGTATTTAGTGGCGAAAATGCGTCAGCATTCGATTTAGATAATGGAATGATAAATATTACAGACCCCGCATTAAATATATCAGGAGATTTTACAGTATCAGCATGGATTAAAAAATCCGAGTCTGACTCGTATCAATCAATCATCGCAGTTGGTATTCCAGATGTTACTTACGATGGATTTTATTTTAGAATTAGGGATAATAATCTTTTAGATTTTAGAATAGGAAATGGTACAGATCGATCTACATTTTTGAATGGTCGTACTGAAATACTCAACACTAGTTGGTATAACGTGTTGGCGACATATAATGGAACTGATGTTCTTATGTATGTGAATGGTAATTTAGAAGATAGTGAAACTTGGCACGCTGGATTTGTTTCATCAACCACTGGATTTTTTATTGGAGCTAGACACTTTAATACTGGTGATCACATTATCGATCAGTTTAATGGTACTATCGACGAAGTTGCTATATACAATAGATCGTTATCACAAAACGAGGTTACATCATTTTACAACTGGTCATCATATTATTATCAAAACACAACGTTAACTAATTTAAACGAATCTAGATATGTACAGGCACAGTGTTTGTTAATGAGTGATACTGCAATCGAAACGCCAGTAGTAAACTTAATAGAATTTGGATACTATAAAGAGACAACAACTGATTCTGTACAATACGTGTGGAAGACAGTAACTGATTTAGTAGTTAACTCGACAAAATGGTTTGTAATATACTTTGATACTAACTCTAGTTCAAAAAGAGATCCTGCTTATCCAGCTAAATCTTTAACGTCAGAATTAAACACATCAACTGGTTGGCTATACGATAGCAGTCGGTCATATACATGGGCAGAAACCATACAAAATAGGAGAAGATAAAATGAAAAAAGTTAGAATTGAATACACTGGGTCACATGGACCTCATCGAATCGAATATCTGAATGAACATGATGCTAAAAAGTTAGTTGAATCTGGACTGGGTAGATATTTAGATAATATCGAAGAAACAAAACCACAAGTTAAAAGTAAAACAAAATTTTCTATTATACCAGAGCTAAGTTGGAAAGAAAAAGAAATCAAAGCTTGGATGGTAGATAATAATATCGACATCGAGTACAATATCGAGAGAGATACTAAAAAGGAAATATTGGGTCGTCTATCTTCGGCTAAATATATTTAATAATTTAAAATGGCAACATTATGGAATCTAGGAAGCGCTCAAGCGGAAGTACAGAAGTTAATAGACAATGTACCGATATCGATAAGTGGAACTGATATGTATGGTATTATAGAAAGAGCCATTTCTCATATTGAACAACGAACTGGTTATACTATCGGAAGTGTTAGTATCGACCAAAAATATCACAACTCAATTTTATACAAGACAATGTACGACGTTTATGGCGTGTTAGAAGTTATTGGAACAGATGTTAGTAATGTCAAATTAGGAGACCTATCGATTTCTAAAGGTGGAAATTCTAATATTTCTAATTCACGTATAAGTGCAGACAAAATGTTGTCAGAAGAATTAAGAATTTTAGGTAGAAGAATAAAACTATTTAAAGCAAATTCTTAAAAATAAAAAATGAGCTTTGGAACAGATTTACGAGATGATGTCATTGGAATTTTTAATGACTATGGAGAAGTACTTAGATTAAAGTACTATGTAGAATCTTATTCTGGAGCAGATTATGACGATGCATTTTTAACTAAAAGTGGCGCTGATATTTATATTAGCGGGTTACGATTCCCTGTCACGTCTTCAACTGGTGGCGAAGATTTTAAGTTATTAACACAAGGTCAAATTCAATTTGACGATTCTAAGTTGTATATAGCTGGTAGTTTAGCAACAGATTTAGACAGATATACAAAGATTGGAGTAGGTTCACCGAATTTTGTTAACTATTCTATTATCGATAATGGTAACTTGGTTTATAGTGTTGGACCAGACGACGTATATTACAAATGTTTTATTCGAGTATTAAACGCTGGTTCATTTATTGGTGAAGTATAATGGCTAAAAATTCTTTTAGCATTGAAATCGAGGGCGAAAGTCAAGCGATTTCTAAATTAGCAAAATCTAGTTCTGAAGCGTTAAAGGCGACTCAAACTGCTATAACTAAAGCTGCATTATTTATCGAAAGCGAAGTTGTCGAAAGTATTGCTGGTCGTCGAGCAGAACCAAAATCGGTCGACACTGGTCGGTTCCAAAATTCTATACGAAGTGAATCTGATGATTTAAGTGCTCAAGTTTTTTCTCCATTAGATTATGCCGTATATTTAGAGTTTGGTACGTCTAAGATTACAGCAAGAAGTCATTTTGGTAACACCGCGAATCGAGAAGAATCTAAAGTTAAAGAATTTATCGAAGACGAGATTAAATCTGCGTTATAAATATATATCTAGAAATTAGGTTTATAAATGTAATAATCATATTAATATATGTAACAATCTATCGCATGTGCGATTTTATATTCCAGGTGGAAAATGACAGTAAACGAAGCAACTTTTATACAAGACTCTATTTTATTATTAAGGAGCGTAATAGCATCTGGAGTAACAGATCCGATTACTTCGACCAGAAGTGGTAATAGTAGCTTTGTGGTAACTGGTTATCCATCTAGGTATGTAAACTATCCACATATCACCGTCAAACAAAACAATTTCTCGACTAGGAGATTAGGTTTAGCAAGCGAACAAAGTCTTGTTAACATGAAAGTCGAGGTACGAGTTTGGGGGCGAAACGAAAAAGAAAAAGACAAATTGGCTCAAGAGTTATATACCACTCTGAGGACTAAACAATTTGATAGTGGCGAAGGTACTGTCGAACAAAATCTATGGGGATTTAATATAAATTCGGCAGTAAACGTTGATGAAGACGGCGCAAACGGTATAAAAAGTAAAGTTTTTGATATAAATTATCAAGTTATAACATAATAGGAGAAAATAAAAATGGCATATATGATTAGTGATCAAAATTATGTAGGATTCTTTTATGAATCTGGAACATACGCAAGTACCTTAGGGACTACATTGCATTGGCCTGGTTTGGTACAAAACCACGAGGTTGACGAAACTGTAACTAAAGAAAGAATTAGATATACAGGAACTGGGGATAGGAATGTCTCGCAATTCGAAAATAGTACAAAAGACGTAACGGGAACGTTATCGATATATCCACAAGATTGGAAATTTTTAGCATTTGCTTTAGGAAGTAATGTTGATGCTGGATCACCTTCACCCTATTCACACGTGATTAGCGAAGTTAATTCAGATAACGGAAATTATGCAACAAGTGGAACAAAGAATCCTTTTACGAGTTTTACAATCGAAGATTCTCACATGGGACCACAACCCGGTAGTAATAATTTTGTAAGAACAGTGGTAGGTTGTATGGTAGACAGTTTTTCTGTGAGTTCTGCAGAAGGAGAAATGGCTACTGTTGAAGTTAATTACATCGCACAAAATGTAACAGCTGGATCAGGAGAAAGAACCGCAATCACACAAGATACTAGTAGACCGTATAAATGGCAAGATTTCAAAGTTCACTTAGAATCAGGAAATACAATTGATGGACTTAAAGATGTTAGTCTTACAGTTAACAACAACTTAGTTGCTAGACATTATCTAAATGGAAGTCAAGTTATCGAGTTACCAATACCAACAACACGAGATTACGAGTTGTCTTTAACATTAGATGAGTCCACTGAATGGACACAAACATTGTATAACACATATTTCTTAACTGGTAGCAAGTTCAACGTATTATTCGAAGTTAACGACACAGCAAGAGCTGGAAGTGCTAGCATGCTTATGAGTTTAAGCGGTTGTGTATTAGACGATATGAGT